TAACAGCTATTGGTTCAAAAACCACAGGTTTCTTTGACCCTGACATGGCCTTTGCTTGGCAGCAAGACTCACGAAATGCTAACATGTTAAATCTTATGGCATACGCAGAGGGTGACTACAGCCGCATGGTACGAGTAGGCACTGTTAATCTACAGACTTTAACATCAACTAGTTCAGTAGCGTTTGCTAACGAGTTAGCTGATGAATTAAATAAAGCTGTAGAGCAAGCTGATGCAGCAGAACTAATGTCTATTGAGGCACAGAAAGCCGCAGAAGCCTCTGGTATCACTTTAGCACCTGCACCTACTGGTTACATTAGTGACCCAGTGAGTAGAGCTTATGATGCCCTTAATCAATCTATGGACATGAGTAGCTTTACGCCACCTTCTCTCATTACTCCTGCTGGTGCGTCTACTCTTGATATGGATTTTAGCTCAAAGATAGAATTACCTAAGAGTGTGCCACAAGAAAGAGTTAATACTTTTGCTAAAAGAGTTTTGCAGTTAGAAGGCCCAGCTATGTTTAAGGCTGAACGGTTAAGAATAGGTACTAATAAAGATGGTACTCCTAAATATGAAAAGGATGCTACTGCTGGTCATGGACATTCTGGACCTGATGTAATAGAGGGTAAAATATATTCACAAGAACAAGTTGATGCTTGGTTTGTGAAAGATATGAATGATAAGATAAAGACAACACTTAGGTTATTTCCTAAGTTTAGTTCTTATTCACCAAAGTTACAAGCTGAATTAATTCAAACAGTATTCCGTGGTGGTATTAAAAAAGGTCACGACACTACTAAACTAATAAATTCAGGTAAATTCTTTGAAGCTTCTGATGAGTTTTTAAGACATGATGAATACGAGAAAGCTAAGGCAGGTGATCCTGAAGCTAGTAACAAACGTGGTATTGTTTCAAGAATGGATGCTTTAGCTGAAGCACTAAGACTTGAAATGCCTCTACCTAAATCAAAACCTAAAACCATAAAAGACTCAGGTGTACCAGAAGACTTAGATAGCTTTGCTTTTGGGCAAACATTTCCCTGATATAAATACTAGGAGTATTATAAATGGCTGACGAAAATCAAGAGTTTCTAAAAAGCCTTGGGTTTAACACAAGTGTTGCTTCTCCTAAAGTTGACTTTGTTAGTGACTACACTATGTACAAGGCACAGAAGGAAGCAGAAGAAGAAGTAGCAGACCTTGGCTTTTGGGACTTAGTTGGTAAGCGTCAAGCTACTCAAGGTACATTTATGAATGTGATGGGTGAGATTGACCGCCCTGATTCAGCAGGTGCTACTGTACTCACTGCACAGGATGTAACCAACCTAACAAGTGGTTTTAGTAATAGAAATGCAATTGAGCGTATTCTTGAAGAAGCTTCTGAGAATGGTATTGAACGTGCAAGATACCTAGCCAATGAATTTAAAAGGACTGAGGAAGCCAATCGGCTCCTTGGTCTGGCTGGTATTAAGGGTATAGCTGCACAGGCTGTATCTGATGTGTTTGATCCTGCTGACATAGCAGTTATGATAGGCAGTGGTGCTGCTTTATCTTGGGCTGGTCCTCTAGGGGCTGGCTTGGGAGCAACTACAGCTAAGACAGGTAGTCTACTTAGTAAATTTCGTAAAGGAAAAAACTATGCAGCTTTGTTTGGTGGAGTTACTGCAGCAGAAACATTAGCACTTGAGCGTCTAAGACAACAAAGTAACTACGAAACTACTAATGAAGACTTGTTACTTATGTCAGCTATCAGTGGTACTGTTGGTGCTGGTATTGGTGGTTTTATCAACCAAAGTGCCAAGCGTCTAGCTATCCAAACAGCACGGCGTAAGTTTGTGGATGAGGAAGACCTTACTCCTGATGAACTAAACCTTATCTTTAATAATAGCGATGAGGTACTTGGTCCAAAGTATGTACAAGAAGCTTTAGCACGTGATGACTTTAAAAGTCGTTCCGACATAACCAGCGGAACAGAGGCTGATGCTAGAACTTTTGAACAACTCAGTCCTGAACAGCAAGCTGAAGTAGCAGTAGCACGTGGGGGCTTTCAAAAATCACGTGGTTTGATTTCTGCTACGGCTAATCTTTTAGGTAAGGATACTGTAGCTGAGGTACGTTTCTTAGGTGGTAAACTAGGAACAGCCTTTGCTGGTTTCTTACCCAATGCAGATGGTAGTGTAAATGTAGCTAAGGCAGGTGCGTTAGAAGCACGTGACTTTATGCAAGCACGTTTTCGTGGATTACCTGCTCCTGCTGTTGAAAGGGCAGTCAAGCAGTACAAGAAACGTGTACGTAAGGATGGAATACTAGATAATAGAGAGAATGATTTATTTGAAGAAGCCTATGATGCTTTCTTAGGTAAAAAAGTAAGTCCAGAAGCACAAGCAATCGCTGACGCTTTTCGTCCTAATATTGAAGTTTTAGGTAAACAAGCTGTAGAATTTAATGTAGCAGGTTTCTTTCCTGATACTCTGTTAGACATTAAAGACTACGGTTTACCTCGCCTACGCAGTCAAGTTAAGATTAGTAAGCTGGAGGATATGTTAGACGCAAATAACCCTGTATTTGATGAGCTAGCTGAAGCAGCCATTCGTAGAGGACAGCCTGAGATTGAAAGAAAGGTAGCTGCTAAGTTATCTGCTAAGAAGGGTAAGGCAGCTACTAAACAAGAAATTGATACCTTTATTAAGCGTTTGGCTACTGGCTACATGACAAAGTTTAGAGACTTTGAAGGTAAGCTAGGCATGAAGATGGGTAGCAATGACTTAGATGTAGATGACTTTAAGGAAATCTTACGTCAAGCTGGCGTACCTGAGGATGAACTTGATTTTATTGCTGAACTTGTACTACACAAAGGCAAAGATGTAAAAGGTATTGGACGAGCAAAGCCTCGCATGGTACTTGATGAAGACACTAGTGTAGATGTAACTATTCGTAATGGACCTCGTAAAGGTGAAATTATGACACTAAAGTTTTCTGATCTAGTAGAAAAGAATGTTCAGAATATTTATGATACCTATGTCTTTCAGATGTCAGGTGCTATTGCTTTAGCGCAACGAGGTATTGACACTAATGACATTGGGTCTACCTTTGCTACTCAGTTAAACAAAGCTATTACTGCTGGTGCTACTGAGCAGAACAGGCGTGGACTTGAGTATATGTATGATATGGTCAAGGGTACACACATCTATCGTTCTGACATGGATGCTACAACTCTACGTATGATGAACAGAGCTAGAGAGGTTAGCTACAGTGTAAGTATGGGTATGGCTGGTATGGCGGCTCTTATGGAGCTTCCTATGGTCATGGTTCCTAACTCTATTGAGATACTTACAAAGACTATGCCTCGTTACAAGCAGCTTCTACGTGATGCACGTAGTGGTGAGATTAAAGATAGTCTAGGTAGAGAGATGGCAGCAGCGACTGGTGTTGGCTCAGATGGTCTAGTATCTAAGTTCACTCGCGCACAAAGTAGATTTGAAGGAGAAATCTTTGAGTCACGTAAGACTGCTGGACAGTTCACACAGTTAGACGAAGTGTTGGGCAAGAGTAGAGTATTTGTCTCTATGATGTCTGGCTTGACTGGTGTTACTGATATGCTACGTAGAATAGCAAGTCTTAACTATGCAGTAACATGGGAAGTAGCAGCACGTAAGGGTGATGTACCATTTTCAGATATTAAACTAGAACAGCTTGGTATCACTAAAGAAATGGCTTTGAATATCAACAAGCAGATTGTTAAACATGCTACATATCTGGATAAAGATAAGAAGATACTGGACGCTGTAAACCTTGATAGGTGGACAGACAAAGCTGCCGCTGATATATTTGCTATGTCAGCACGTAGGGATGCTACAACTAGTGTACAAGAAATGAACGCTGGATCAGTCAATACTTGGCTACGTAGTCCTATCGGTATGACTGTGTTTCAGTTTCTGTCTTTCCCTTTGGCCTCACTAGAACAACAAGCAGTACGCATGGGTGTTCGTGCAGCTAATGGGGACTCAGCAGAGGTAGCTCGTACTCTACTTGTTACTACTTTTATGGGTAGCATGATGTACTACAGTCGTTCTTGGATGAACTCTGTGGGACGTAGTGATCAAGCAGACTACATGAAGGAACGAGTAAAAGCTGGTAACTGGCTAGTTGGTACTATGAACCAAGTTGGTCCTGCTTCTTTGTTCAGTTATCTTTATCAAGTAGCTACTGGTACTATGGATGGAAGCACAAGAGCAATTACACCTGCTTCTGTCTCAATGGGACTAGGAGTATCTAAGGGTCTAAAAGATTTATTTGCATCTATTGGCCCTGACACTGAATTATCTGAGGGTCAGCTTAGGAGTATGCTAAGAGTTTTACCCTTTTCTTCTCTCTACGGAGCTAGACAAATCTTAAACTCTATAGCGTCACTTAAAGAAAACTAAATAGGAAAACAAATGGCTTTATCATATCAAAACTATACAGGCGATGGGACTACCACACAGTTCTCTATTACCTTTACATATCAGAACACTTCTGAAATAAGTGTAACAGTGGATGGTGTGGCTCAGACAGGTCTGACTTTTCCTTCTAGTTCTACTGTTCAATTAACCTCTGCACCTGCTAGCAGTACTATTGTACAGGTTCGCCGTACCACTGATCTTACAGCACGTGCAGTTGACTTTGCGTCTGGCTCAGTGTTGACTGAGGAAGACTTGGATAACTCAGCTATCCAGACATTCCACGCAGCACAGGAAGCTACTGACCGTGTAGCAGATGCTATCTATCAGGATACTGACCTTAACTGGACAGCGCAAAACAAACGCATTAAGAATGTAGCAGACCCTTCAGCAGCACAGGATGCTGTCACAAAGAACTACCTTGAGAATACTTGGTTATCAGCAGCAGACAAGGCACAACTTAATGCTCTAAATTTAAGTAACCTTAACACAGTAGCTACTAACATTAGTAATGTAAATACCGTTGCAGGTAACAATACTAACATTAATACTGTTGCAGGTATCTCTGGTAATGTTACAACAGTTGCTGGTATTTCTAGCAGTGTGACAGCAGTAGCAGCAGATGCAACGGATATTGGTACAGTTGCTACTAACATAGCTAATGTTAATTCAGTAGCAGGTAACACAGCTAACATTACATCTGTCGCAGGTAATGCTACTAACATTAATACTGTTGCAGCAGATGGAGCAGATATTGGCACAGTTGCAGGTAATATTACTAATGTAAATACTGTTGCAGGTATTTCTGCTAATATTACTAGTGTCGCTGGTAATACTGCAAACATCAATGCAGTAGCTGCTAACGAAACCAATATCAATACAGTTGCTACTGGTCTAGCTGCTAACACTGTTGTTACTGTTGATGGTACACAGACACTAACTAATAAGAGTATTGATCTAACTGACAATACAATCACAGGCACTATTGCTGAGTTTAATGCTGCTGTAACTGATGGTAATTTTGTCACAACTACAGGTACAGAAACACTTACTAATAAGACTATTAATCTAGCTAATAATACTTTAGTTATGACTTCTGCTCAGTTGAGTGCTGCTATTACAGACGAAACTGGTACAAGCAACATAGTCTTTAGTGACTCACCAGCACTTACTGGTGTACCTACAGTACCTACAGCAGCCGCTGGTACTAATACAACACAGATAGCTTCCACGGCTCACGTGTTGGCTGAACGTACAAATACAGCTACTCTCACTAATAAGACTTTAACTAGCCCTACTGTCTCTGGTGGTACTATTGATAACACAGTTATTGGTGGAACTACACCAGCTTCAGGTTCATTTACAACCATTAATATGAACAATGGTAAGATTACTAATCTTGATGCACCTATTGCTACAACTGATGCAGTTAATAAAGGCTACTTAACAGACATCTTAGATACATGGGCAATCACAAACCCTGACTCTATAGCAACACAGACTTTTAATGTAGACTTTGATTGTTTAGGTCTGTTCATTTCAGGAGCAGTGTTCAGTAATGAAAACATTGTTTCACCTCGCGTTGATTTGTCACGCGACTTTGGTACACTTGATATGGGAACCCTCTAAAGGAGAATAATTAATGCCCACTCAATTACAACTACGCCGTGGCACAACCACTGAACACAGTACTTTTTCTGGTGCTGTTGGTGAGGTAACGGTAGATACAACTAAAGACACCCTCGTAGTACATGATGGTGCAACTAATGGTGGTTTCCCACTAGCCAAAGAAACAGGTGCTACCTTTGGTAATACTAATGTAACTGGCAACCTTAGCTTTGCTGATGATGCTAAAATTATATTAGGAGATGGTAGTGATCTTCAAATCTACCATGATTCAGCTACAAGTACAACTAAGGTTGTTGGAAGTGTAGAATTTAATGGCGGCACAATCAAGCTGGACGGTAACTATCCGACTGGCACAGGCAACGTGGCGTTGGGTGATACTGCGCTGGACAGCCTGACATCTGGCAATCAAAATACTGCTGTGGGTAATGTTGCTTTAACTGCAAACACTACTGGCCTAAGAAACACCGCAGTGGGAAGTAACGCCCTTGAAACAAATGTCAGTTCTGAAGGCAATACTGCACTAGGTTATGCTGCCCTTTATTTGAATACTGGCGCAACCAATGTAGCTGTGGGTCGTTCTGCCCTAGAAAACAACACCACCGCATCCGGCAACACGGCAATGGGTTATCAGGCTGGATATACCAACACCACAGGCGAACAGAACACTGCTCTTGGTATGTATTCTCTATATAGCAACACCACCGCAAACAACAATACTGCTTTAGGTTATCAGTCACTTTACTTTAATACAACAGGGACTAGTAATGTTGCGGTTGGTCAAAACGCACTTGTGAACAACACCACAGCCAGTTATAACACAGCAATTGGAAATGCTGCACTTTCAGCAAATAATGGAAACAGTAACGTAGCCGTTGGAGCATTTGCTGGTGATAGCATAAGTGGTACGGCTAACACTATTGTTGGTACACAGGCCATGCAGGATGCTACCTCCGGTGACTACAATGTAGCAATGGGTTTTGATGCTCTAGGCTCTTCAACAACAGGGTCAAATAATGTTGCTATTGGCTATGTCGCACTAGGCGTCAACACCACCACATCCAGCAACACGGCGGTAGGAAACCAAGCATTATATACAAATGCACAAAACTTCAATGTTGGTTTGGGTCACGTTGCGGGATATGCAAACACAACAGGTTATATAACCGCAATAGGTTCTGCTGCATTGCAGTATAATACCACTGGTACAAATAACGTAGCAGTTGGTGGATACAATAACGCATCAGCAGCTTTACGAAATAATACCACTGGAAGCCAAAATACTGGCATTGGTTATGGCGCATTGGTAAACAACACCACCGCAAACAACAACACAGTGGTTGGTTCAGATGCTGCGTATGCTAATACTACTGGTTCAGAACTTACGGTTATTGGCAAGGATGCACTTGCGTCCAACACTACCGCAAACAACAACACG